GTTGGGCGTCGGATTACGGCATTATAGAAGATGTCAGGTTAGAGGCAATAAATCTTCGTTCTATTAAGTATAAAGACACATGTTACCTTGCGCCTTTAGGGCTACTGCCATTCCTAGAGTTGTCAATAAAAAGTATTTTTTCAGAGATACTAGAAACAGCTTTGCAGCTACAGAAGAAGGATTTGAAATATTCCGCAATTTATGCGTTAAAAGAAAATGAAAAAATAATAGAAGAGTTAAAAATTCTTGAAAATTTTGAAAATTAAATTTCATAGAATTTTTAAAAAATCAGAAATTGAATATGCCCACATTTTCAAACGAGATGGGAAGGAAAAAAAGATTGTCAAGGTGATTTTTACAGATTCAAAGTTAACGCCAAGAAATATAAGCAGCGGTAAATTCTTTACGGAAACCGGTGCAGATAGAAATATTAAAATAATGATAGGCCGTGCTGTTGCCCGTTTAAATCGATACGGGTATACTCCATTTTTCAACAACGAATAATCATGGAGAGTTTTTGACACTTGGAGAATACAGAGTACAGGCGCGCGGCGTACAAAAAATACTACATGAATAACCGCGCCAAGGAACTCAAACGCGTCAAGAAATACCATATGGAACATTCTCTTGAACGCAAAAAATACCTTGCCGAATATTACGCAAAAAGAAAATTAAACAAGCTAAACTAAAAAGTTTTGTTGTTGTTTATAATTTGACGTGATACAATAAAGACGCCCGCCCGCGTTAAAATCCTCCTAAGTTTAAAACGCGGGCACTATTTTTTTAGGAGGTAAAAAAATGAATCACGAAAAAAATTTGTACCCTTACAGTTTTAAAAAAGGACAATCCGGAAACCCAAAGGGACGCCCAAAAGGCGCAAAAGGCACAAAAACAGTTACCGGCTACATGCAAGAGCTACTCGATTGTAAAATCGATACCGGAAAAAACCATTTCACGCTGGCCGGCGAAAAAGTCCCGGTCTCAAAAGTTTTGGCGATTAAAATAATTATGGGCGCTATCGAGGGCGACAATTCAAAAATCAAAGAACTCCTTGACAGGCTTGAAGGTAAACCAAAGGATACACTTTTAATTGAGGATCCAATAGTTGACGCTGATGAATTATATAGCAGCATAAAAGGCAGGCTAAGCGATGCAAGAAAAACTGCAATTTCAGGCCCGAAAAAACCTAAAAAAGCGTCTTGAAGACGTTTTTGAGGCTTTTAATCTTGGAATAATTAACAAGGAAGATTTTAATTTTTTAGCCTTTGACGTTAGCAAAAAGCTAGATGATCTTGAAATAAAGGACCGAGCTTCTAATATTTTAACGTGGGGTAAATATTATTTTCCTGATAAGTTTACGCTAGATTTCTGCCTTGAATTACATGAGTACCTTGTGTCTATTGCTGATGAGCCATTTACTGATACCCTGGCCCCACGTGGGCACGCTAAAACGACTATCAAGTGCTTTCTGATCCCACTTTTCTACGCTTTGAATGAGCCGGATAAGTTCAGACATTACGTCAATATTCAATCCACTGCGACAAAAGCCATCGCGGTCAATCTTTCTATACGCGAAGAACTGGAAAAGAATGAGCTTTTATTACGTGACTATGGGGACATGGTTACCAAGGAAAAATGGACAGAAAAGCAATTTATTCTTGCAAATGGCGTAGTATTCACCGCTGTGGGCGCTGGCGAATCTTTTAGGGGTAAAAACTACAGGAACATCCGCCCCGACTATATAATTCTTGACGACCTATATGATGAGGACGATATGGAAAACCCCGAAGGAATTGCAAAAAAAAATCGTTGGTTTTGGGGGACAATTTACAAATCCACGGCAATCGGCAAAAAAACTTGTATCCACATTCAGGGGACCGCTATCCATAGTTCTGATCTAATGCACCAACTTAAAAAAAGCTCACGTTGGATATTCCGCAAATTTACCGCCTGCGTTTTTGAAACAGGATATGTTTTGTGGAAAGAAAACAATACTTTGGAAAAACTTATCGCAGATCGTGACGATATGGGCAGCATTATCTTTAACCGCGAAATGTTGAACGAGCTAAGGGATGACCACGCCTCTATAATCAAATCGAGCTATATCCAGGTCATAGACGAACTGCCCTCCGGCCTTAGTTTTGAGTACAGAGTGGGCGCGATTGACCCAGCAGAAAAGACAAAGGAGATCAACGACTACACGGCGAAAGTAGTTCTTTACGTAACAAAAGAAAGAGATGTTTATATCGTGGACATACGTAATGATAAGTTTACTTTTCATGAAAATAAACTTGACGCGATAGAGATGCACCAAAAACACAACTTGGCTATTGTCCCTTTTGAAACTAACAAAGCTTATGGGCTTTTTGAGGAACTACAGAGAACGACTGGCGTACCTGTTAGGGAGCGCATAACAACAAAAGACAAAATTACTCGATTAATATCTGTGTCAGCTTTTTTTGAAAATAAGAAAGTCTTCTTTGTCAAAAAGAATATAAAAGAAAAACTCTTGACGGAAGCCATTGAGCAGTGCATCTATAATGCACCTACACACGACGATATCCGCGATGCTATTGTGCTGGGCCTGGAAGAAATAAAAAGTTTACGTCACGCATTTGTGGGATAGGAGAAAATTTGAACATTTTACACCGAATGAAGAACATTTGGAACGCGTCCGCAAAATCAAGCGTATTCAATACCCCCATGTTTGGGGATTCGTCAGTTGTTGGCCGTAAGAAAATATCAACCGACACGGACGAACTTGCCGCGTATGGGGGCTATGCCGCTATAGTATCTGCCTGCGTAGACGCTATAACTAGAGATGTTGTATCTCAAAAGTTGACGTTCAAGAACTCAAAGACCGGTGAGATAATTGAGAACTCAAGAATACCTGCCAACATAATGGCCCCTTATATGGGCAATTGGCGCGGTCTTTGGTTGCGTGACGTGCTCAATGTTGTGGTCCCGTCTAAATTGTTGACCGGAAACGCGTTTATCTGGAATACCACCGGGACGGCCTACGGCCAAAGCGTAAGAATAAAAGATGCATTCATTCCCGTCGCTTCTCATAACGTAAAAATAAATCTTAACGTCAATGGTGAGGGCGTTGATTATTACGACGTTAAACTTGGCGGAATGGTTTACCAAGTTCCGCCTGATGAGATGATACACATCCGGCAAACGCCCATATATAACCCATTTGTTGGCGTCGGAAACGTTGCTAAAGCGCGTTTATTGATAGAAGGCGAATACGCAGCCACTGAATATATAAATGCCTTTCTAAACGAGGCACAGGGCGCACCCACAATGGTCATGGTGGACAAAACGAACTACATGCACGAAGAGAAAGTTCGTATGGCGGATATGCTCAAGCAAAAATGGTCCTCAAAGATCATGTACTTGAACGTCGGATCGGATGGAGCAGATATCATTCAAAACTCTTTGTTGACGCGAGATTTTGATTTTCTTGAAAAAAGAAAGTTTGACATGGATTCCATTTTGTCCGTGTTTGGCGTTCCAAAACTGGTTCTTGGTATTCCTGATGGATCAAACAGGTCTACGTCAAGTAATCAAATCCCCTTGTATTACAAGTCGACCGTGAACCCCTGCATAAAAGAGATATCCTATTTTTTAACCAATCATCACGTTAGAAAATACTCAAACGATATAGAAGTGTGCTTTGAGACTCACGCTTCTGGCGATATTGCGGACGTTGAAAGAATGCTTTTGACTGGCATTATAACACCGAATAGGGCCGCCGAGATGATGGGCCAGGACATCGACCTAGGGGCCCCAGGGAGGGACGTTTTCTATATCCCCAACTCTGTATCTGTTGGCGGGTTAGACGTACAAGACACGCCCCCAGAAACCTACATGGCAACAGTAGAAGATGAAGAAAAGATGTCTCGTAAAGATTTAAAAGACCCACGAAACGTTGACGCAATAGTGGAGACATTTAACAAGGCCACTGGTTTTGATAGACTTTACCAAGCCCGATTTGTTAGGAAGTCGCTTATGTCTAGAAATGCAATTGAGGAGAAGTATTCCGCCGTTATCTCTCAATATTACAAAAGAATTGAAGAGGGCGTCTTAGATTTATTCAAGAAAAAATTTGACGTAAAGGCTGAGGCTGCAAATGATGAGCTTATAAAAGACCTTGAAAATGAAGTCATAATTTATTTGAATGCACAAATACAATTAGAAAAAGAAATGTTGACGCCGCTTTATACTTCAGGGGTCCAACGTGCCATTGGGGACGTGAACGCCATCACGGGC